CTGCTAAGCACGAAATCATCCGCCCAGGTAGACGGAGCGATTGCCGCGCCGTCGCCCACTTGAACGTGAAGTGCTCCGGAGGGTGCTGGAAGTCCAATGCCGGTTCTTGCAAGGGTGCCATCACTGCTCGCTGTTACAATAAGGCTAGGGGTCTCCAGGCCGTCGCGCTGAGCATACACATACATTGAGCCCGTACGGATATGTCTATCATCAGCCGAGTCGCCGAACCTGGTGGAGCCGGTCGCGTCAATCTCAGTGATGTCTTTAATGTGCAGGTGGCTAGCAGAAATAACCCCAACAACGTCCAGGGTTCCGGTTAAAACTAAGGTATTGGCTTGGACACGATCATACGATCCAGTATAGTACATGAACCGGGCGCTGCCCGTAATTTGGTTACCTGGTTCGGCGCGAAACTGTACTGATCCGGTAGGGCCACTACCGGTAGCAAAATCAGCGGCTCCAACATATGCCCAGCCCGACGCCATGGAGGGTTAAACTCCTACTGATCCGGACCAGTTCGACCCGCTCGGTGATACTTGGGCGTTGTTGATGCTGGTGACATCTATAAATGTAAGTCCAGCCAAAATATCCACCGAGTTGGACCCACTTAGCCACAACTCGGTTACTTTAAGTTCTAACGGCTGGGTCATGGTTTGCGGGGGAACGGTAAGAAAGTAGTTTTCATAAGCGATGGCCGGGGAGGAGCCCGATACGCCATTTGATGAAAACCCAATTCTGCACGTTTCTGAACCGGCGTTACTAACGACTACCCATCTGGTTACTTTAGGGAAGCGAACCGCGACGGGGGCACTTGCGGCCGGGCTCATCGCATCAATGCTCCCCGAGGCAAACGGACGACCCGATACCTGATAGGATCCTACGTTCTGTAGTCCTGCTTTATATCCAAAATTCGGCATTTAAAATCTCCAAGCTACTTTAAATAGTCTTCTATAATAACTATTTCCTTTTATTGCGCTTTCTTTCTAGGCGCAGAAGTTCTCTCCGGGCTTTTTTCTGTTTTATCTTTCGTTTGACCGACGGCTTTATGTGATAAGAGCACCGTTCGCGGTACCTTTCGAGGATTCCATCGCGCTTAACTTTTTTTATAAATCGCCGGATCAGTCTTTCTGAATGTTCCCCGGGGCGCGCGCGCACTATCACGTTGTCTGCCACTTAACCCTCTACTTTCCTGCGCCGGCTAGTGTTTTCCAGTTTCGTCCCGCGGTTCCAAACAGATTACTGATGTCTACTCCCGCATCGGTGGAGGCAACCCCAGCAAGAGGTCCTTGAGGGGCAGGTGCTGCGCCCGGTTTGGGAGGCGCTCCACTGAGAGGTGTCGTCCCTTCGAATAGGTTAACCCCATTATAAGCATCGTGCCCCATGGCTTCCATTAGTTGCTGTCGGTGGTTATTAAGTTTATTCTTCTGCTCGACTAAACTCTGTTGTCTCATTTCATCAAAGTTATTTTCTGTGGGAGGGGGCGTAGCGGCCGCTTCGACGAGCGGTGTACCTCCGAGCCCCTTCGCGACTTCCGATACAACGCCAGATAAAACCCCATCTTCAAAAATCACTTCCTTGATGCATTCTTTGATTAAGGGTTTTAATAGTTGTTTAAGTTCTCTTTTGTTCATTGACTTCTCTATTGTTTTTAAGCTTCACGGTTCCAATTAAGATCGCCCGCTTGTATCTTGGCTACCTTCTTTGATGGGGCAGAAACTTTATCTAGCTGCGGCATAAACTTTCGAGGAACATCTGGATTGTGAGTACCTCGTTTGAAAAGTCCGACTGCATTAGCGGTTATTTTATTAATCACCTCTTCTTTGGAACGGGCACCGTATGGTTTCATCAGTGACTGTGCCATTTCATCAGAAACTACCTTATTTAGAATTGCTTTAATTGCGCCTGGATCTCCCCTGGTCGCAAAAATATCGGTTTTGGCATCGGCGGGGACGAGAGGAAGGACCCTGTCTACGGCCGCGATTGCAAGCTGGGTTAACTTCAAAACACTTTTAGCATCAGGATTTCCTTCTATTCGAAAGTCTATAGCGGGAATAGAAGCGTTGGGATTTAATAAGAATACCTGTGACCACCTATGATGGCCATCCACAATATATTGTCCATTTGCTGTAATAATGGGGCCACCTACGTCCGCTACATCGCCAGCTGCTGTTTCTCCTGCTTGAGTCGGCTTGTTTTGAGAAACCCATCCTAAAGAATCCGCCAATCCAATCTGACTTTGAGTTGGTTTTAGATCTTTAACGGGTATGGGGCCCTCGGCAATACCGACGAGATCGTCCTCCATGTTGCGATCTTCGATTCCCATATTAAGAAACTGCCTAAATTTTGGATCTTTAATACGTTTCTGCAGCTCACCAACAAATGCGACATAATCTTGAGCGATTAAGTCTTGTAATACTTTCTTTTGATTTTGGTATTCAGCTTTGTTTATGCCAACTTTTGTAGGGCTGCTGGCTCTTTTTGTCATTTCTTCGTCTTCATTGATAAAGCTGCGCCACCCTTCCATTATTAACTTCATTTTTAGTCCCTCAATATATTGTTTAAAGCACGGTTAATGCGGTCGGCCTTAGTAAACACTTCGTTGATTCTATTCTTATTCTCTCGCACCATAAACGCGCCGGGCGTCGAAGGCTCAGAAACCATATCAAAACAGATTAGTTGAAAATCGTCTTCCACAATTGTCTTCCCCATTTGTTCACTGACTGATCCCAGGCCGCGGGATGAGATGCCAATAGAGACTCCGGAGTCCACCAAAGAACGGAGGATCCCCCCCGAAGGAGTGTCGAGCACTTTCATTTTGCCCATCACTTTATTATCCTCCATCCAAATATCAGTTACCTGATGGGAAACGTTTCGCAGATTAATGACTGATTCCTCGGGATGATCGAGTTCTCCGAGGGCACGATTTTCGTCAACAAGCTTCTTGTAGTTTTGAACTTCTCTCATTAAAATCTTCTGCGGATATACTCTTCCGTTCCCATTTTGAACTTCAGCCATCTGCATCATACCTGATAGCATCATACCGCCGTCGCGAACAAACTTCTTTTCTGATTCCGTGAGGAGATCTTGGCATACATTGCCGTCGCACAGCTCATAATATTCGCGTAGAAGTACTTTGGTCATCGTTTGCCCTATCCTTCACCCATTAGTCGTAGTACTGCCTGGGCAAACTCTACATGATTTTCTACATGCGGATAGTACCCGATCATTTCTTTGCTGCCTTCTGCCATGTAGCGTATATCGTTGATGATGCTGTGCCTAAACATGGCCGGCATATTCGAAATTCGTTGCGCAACATCTTCGGGTGTTTCTCCCTCGGCCTCATTGAGGCGAGACCGTTCTTGCAGGGGTCCTTCCCCTTCGGGGGGCACTTGCTCAGGGCCGCTCAACATGTGATCAATGGCGTCCTTTGCCGCAGCAAGTCCAGCCGCGAAGGCCTCTTCTGGGGGCAAATTGCTAATGTCGTCTACATGCACTTCTATTCCGGGCGAACTAATATCAAGCGCGTCGCCTTCCTCTGCGTGGGGGCACCCTTCTTCAAGCTCTCCTCCTCGGACTCTTCGCCTTCGCCGTTCTCGGGCGCGCTCTTCCTGCTCTTCTCGGCTGTTTTTTGCCGGCACATGAGGACCCTTTACTTTGTATCCTTGTTCGGCTTTCCACTGACGATCGTAGCCTCCAGCATCATCGTCAGCCCAAGACTCTTCAAGCTCGTAGGGATCTAATTCGCCTTCATCCGGTAGGCGGTACTGGGCACGGTGCTTACCTTTCCTTATGCGGCGTTCGTATTCTTCTCGGGACTCTCCCGGGCGCCTCTTGATACTCCCCATAACCGGCTCGGCTTCGTATGGGTGTGGCCTGTTACCCTCCACAGAGTCCCCCGGCTTCCAGGGCCAGTTGGGATCCTCCGGATCGGGGTGCTTATAGGTCTTGGGATCTAGCATAGACCCTATCCTCTTCTCCTCAAGCTCTTCCCCGCGATTCACCGTCTCGTGCAAGAAGTATCTTGGGTCTATTCTTTTTACGTTTTTTCTACGTGCCATTATATTATTCCTTTAAAGTAGTCAACTGCCTTTGCAACATCGTCGTACTGGTTGTAACATCCATTTAGTCATGTCGTTCTCCTTTTCCTATTTGTATGCCGTCATCGCAGATAATCACATTTAAGATATATGATGTACCCGAACTTAAACATCCTAGCAAAAATCCCGTAACGGGATTGACGCCGTCAAAAATAAATAGTTCCGTCTGACCATTAACGCCCCAGAGAAATACACCTACCCAGAAGCCTATGCACATAGGGCACGAAAAGAAATAATGTTTGGGCCTAATGCGATCTAAAATCTTTGAAAAGCATAAAAGTTGTGTGAGGCCGTACGCACATAGAATAAAGATTACAAGGCTTTCAAGTACGGGCCACATTATAACGTGGGCTCCCATTACATTCGATAGCGAAGTGGAATGTAGTAATATCCGGGTACCATCGCGCCCTTCTCGGCCTGCTGCGGTACTTCTCCAAGCTCTGTCGAATCTCGATCGGAGGGAGCGGTAAAGTACTGCTCCAGGTTCTTTTCATAGGTCTCGGCAGTCTTCATGGCATCCGCTTCGTCAGCAATAAATTCGGCTATAACAAAAACGGCCGCTTGCATTCCATTGGCCTGCTTGCTTTCGGGGATGATACCTTCTAGAGAGCTAAAAATATTGCCTCCCTGGATGCTTGCGCGGTCAATAACCCCCTTGTCGCTAAGAAAATCGAAAAGGCGTGTTTGGGTATTATAGCACTCCTCAACGGATTGGCTCTTTGGAAAAGCCATCAACTTGCTGCTTTCCGGAAGAAGCACAATATCAATTAGATCGTGGTCCATGATCAGAAGGTTGCCTTCTAATGTACGGCGCGCCTGTAGTTCTACGTGAGCCTGGGGACCTCCAATCTTGATATTAATCATTAGATTTTATTTCTCGTACGAGTTCTTGGATCCTCAACACTTTGGAGATAACCTCTTTCGTAGGTGCTGCAGTCTTAAAGCCGGCCAGGGTTTCCATTACTTCTTTGGTCTTTTCAATCATAGTATCGTCGGTATATATTTCTTCCATTTTTAGGGAAGCCTTGACTTCTTTTTTTAGGCGCCCGATTTCTTCATTTAAATATAGTTTTAGTTCGAGGTTGTTGTCTGCAAAGGATGCAATATACTTTCCGAGCAAATCCTTTTGTTCTGCAAGCAGCGTCGTATATTGCTCGTTAAACTTTTTAACAAACGATCTATAAACGATATTATCGATAGACTGGAGCTTGTTCTCTTCGATCTTTTGGGAAGAATGCATCATCTTAATAAGCAAATCTTCTTGGAGTACTCTTTGCTTGATCGGTGTGCCGGGATTAAATATTGACGCAACGGTTGCTAATGATTTAAAGTTGGGAACAAATGTATCCCACGCATCTTGCGAAAGAGTCTTGTTGATTTTATTAATAATCCTGGTTTGGGCATCAAATATTTTCTTTCCATCTAGCAGTGATTGCGCGCTTTTGGTCTCGTGTAAAAGCTTCGCGGCGACGTGTAGTTCTAAGTCCGTCGTCTCCAACAAAGTGACGTAGTGCTCCAGTTCCTTACGTAAGAGGCTGCGCGATCCAAAAGCTTCCTTGATAAGGCTAGAGACGAATCTCTTTTGGTTATCCTTCTTCTCAACAATAGATTTGGTCAGCTCTTTAACCAACACCTCATATAAAAATGCGGTGTTTCTTTTTTTATTGTGTTTTACTCTCACTGATCTTGGTCTCCGCTTCTTTTGATTCGAGTTCTGTAATTAGCCTACGAATGTCTTTGGTATTCTCCAGTAGTTTTACTTCATCCGCATCAGTATAAGTAGATTCATATTCCTCATAAAGTGCGTTGATATTTAAAAGCTTGTTTCCGGGAAAGACATCGCGTCGAGATGTACGCGGCCTGGTCTTTAGCTTGCGAGTCGTGGGGCCGGCCTTATTGGTTTTTCGTGTATCATCTTTTTTAGAATAATGCCTCTTCCCTTTTGCTTGTGGTTCTAAGCTGGCTGGAGTAGGATTATCTTCTCGCCGCGCTGGTGCTGCGAGGAGAGATGATTCTTCCCCTCCCGCCTCTGGTGCTTCCGTTCCGGCTTCCCCGCCGAGTTCCCCGCCAAGCTCTTCGCCTCCTAGATCGCCGCCCAGATCGCCTCCCAGATCGCCTCCTAGATCGCCGCCTAGGCCGCCGCCTAGGCCGCCGGCTGCGGCATCTGCCGCGGCGCCTTCGGTGACGGCATCAAGCGCGGCTTGATACTTCCTATCATAGAAAGCTTCACGCTGATTGCGCAAAAACTCCTCATCGGTCATGCGTAAAATGTTCTTTGCAATCCAGTTCTTGCTGAACATCCCTTCCACCACGTTGTTCGCAAGATCAAACTTGGTGCGGATGTGTTCTATCTCTTGTAGCTCAGCCAGCTTCGATGGGTTGTTTAGGGCTATCTTGAACGAAATTAAATCTTGTCCTCGGTATCCTAACGTGTACAGGTGCACCACAGCAATCTTCTCTAGCTCCGAAAGAAGGGCCCTCTGGAGCCTCTGAATCGTACGTGAAAAACGAATATCCTTTTGGGCTAGCGTAGTGTCCCCTTCGCTAGCGCCTTCCGTCATCGTTAAATACGCCTGGGGGATTTTTATGGCAGAAAAGAGCTTGTCGCGAATATATTTAACATCATCAATATCATTAAGCTGAGAGGCTCCTGCAAGGGTAGATATATCCGAACCAACACCGCCTCGGATGGGAATAAAATAATCCTCTTCAACCGAAAGGGGATTATAACGCAAGTCAACGCGGCCGCTGGTCGCGTCCACAAGCGAGTTTCTCTTTAAAGAAGTCTTCACCTTCTCCATATATTGCTCTACATCCTGCGGAGGGATATTGCCCACGTCGATCTTGAACATACGACGCTCGGGGGCCCGTACCACTCGATACGCCAACATTGCGTCCTCAATCAAGACAAGCTGACGCCAAATGCGGCGCGCTGGATCAAGGACTGAAGTTCCATAGGGGGCGTTCTTGTCGTTACCTAAGATTCTAAAGTGTGCGCACTGCCAGTTCTCAAAGGTCATGTTGGCCGAGTTCCACTGATACTGTACATAGTTGGGGTTCGTGGGATCCTGTCCTTCCAACCTTTCTACCTCGTTCGAGGGGAGACCAATTACGCTTTTAACTCCCAACACCTCATCGATGTCTAAATAAAGAAAGAAGTCTCCATACTTGCACATTGTTCTAGCCCATGCAAAGCAGTTAAACTCAACGTTAAGTGCGTCATAAAAGAGTGCTTCAAGAATCGTTTTGATCTCATCATTCCGACAGTCTATCTTAATGAGCTTATTGTACTCATTGGATGTGGTCATCTCGTCTGCATAAATATCTAAAGCCGAAGCGATTTCCGGCATGAACTCCATCTGATCAAAATCAATATAACGCTCGTTACGATTCTGGTTCCGCATCGCTGCGGACGTAAGCATGTTATAGTTGCGCGAGAGATTGTCAGCAGAGCGTTTGAACTGTTGTCCGCTCAGACTCTTAAAGCGATACTGATATTTATCCAGTGCCGATCGACGTTCTTCACGTGTGAACTGGGCCCGGTAGTTAATAAGTGGCCCGGCAAAAAGTCGGGTTAGTCTCTTAAAGAGGGGTGACGCAGGGTTGCGTGGGTTGTTACGGTCGTTGGGGTCAGCCATTTATTTATCCTTTAATAATTCCTAAGTATTGCTCATTAAACTCTTGAGCTTTTTCTACTCGCCTCTCTTCAGTGTGGCGCTTGTGACCCAGCATCCCGGGCACCGTAACGGCCATCTTCTTTGAAGAAGTAGAGATAGACGACAGAGCATTTCTATTGTATTCTACTAGTTTTTGGTTCTCTACCAATACTGTATCTCTTACCCAACAGCCGATCGCGAACGACATCACCAGGTCGTCATTGTATGATCTCATTGCTTGGGCGCGCCCATTGTGCCAAATAAATGTTTTCATCTCTGATAACAACCGATTAGAGTTAATCTTAATTAGTTTGTTTCTCATAAACTCTTCCATCTTGGCTATTACCAAAGGCCTTGTTTTTGAAGAGGTAGTAAATCCGGGCACCACGTTGGCCATCCACTGGGCCTGAACCGGGTCGACATATGCATGAGAGGATTTCGTAGAATGATATATGTTATTATATCCTTTGTCTTTAAGTTTATTAAGGACAGCGAAGCCTATATTATTGTTTTCCGCCACAATCATACACGTGCCGTATTCTTTTCCTGCACTATAAAGCATATCAGCATAATCATCAGGATTTGGTTTTCCAATATACTCTGCTACTATCTCTAAGGTGTCTAGTTTAAAAACATGAAATGCCGAATTGTCTTGTCCGTCCCCCCGCGCAATATCAGCCGCGAGCAGATACGAGCCTCCCTCTTGATATTCTTCCCAAATCCAATAGTTGCGATCGAAGCCACTTCGGTACTTCGGCTCGCCGATGTTTTCCAGGTAATGTATAATGTCGTCAGGGTGAATCACCGTCTCACCTGACACATTAAAGTTGCATTCAAGCTCTTGAGCAATCTGGCGCCCTGACATATTCTGGGTTTCTTTTTCATACCACAACTGGTCGCGATCCGGATGGACGTCCCACATTAAAGTGGTCATATTAAACGCATTGGTTCCTGCCTCGGCCTCCACGCACGTTTTGTGAAACCAGTTACCAACGCCGTTGGGTGTTGAAAGAGCTATGCACCGACCACCCGTTGACAACGTGGGATACAGAGCNGTCCACAGTTCATCGAGGGCCTCAACGTGAGCCGCCTCGTCAATAACAAGAAGCGACAACGCTTCAGAACGACCAGCGTCTGCTGAGGTCGAGGAAGCTTTAATCTGTGATCCATTGGTGAGTTCGAACGAAGTTCGGTTATCGATATGAATCTCNGAGATNCTCATCCACGGCGGNAACTGCTTCATNATCTTCTTCACCTTGCGTACCAGATTGGTCGCCGTTTGAAGCTTGGTAGCTACAACTAAAATGTTTTTATCGCGATGAAACAGCATCAGCCACACAACATATGCTGCCGTGATGGTAGAAATGCCAAGCTGTCGTGCTTTTAAAACTACGTTAAAGCGATAATCATTAAAATCTTTTAAGAGATCGTCCTGAAAACCATACGTCTTAAACGGAATCTGCCCGCGTTGGGGGTGGGATATCTTACAATAGCTCGTAATAAAGTGGACCGGGTCTTTACCGGATTTCACTACCTCTTTCAGAATCTCCTGCTTAGTAGGCTGATATCCCATGACACCTGTTTATTTACCTTTGCGGGTGTCGTTCTTGGGGCGCTTGTTGCCTGGGCCGAGGGCTAACCAGTCTCGGACGGCTTTGTCGAGGCGATCATCCGAAGATCCTCTTTCGACCTCCGTGACATCTCCAATGCCCCCAATTTTATAGTTACACATAGCGCGCACGTCTGTCCGATAGTTAGAGAGCTTCTGGACAAGAACTTCCGGTTCTCCGTCTTTGGTCAGTGTTAGAGAATCNCCGGTAATCTTCTTGTATTCTTTCTTAAGGAAGGAGGCTATCTCGGCTAACATAGAAACCATCTCGTCCTCAAAGCCGCCCTTCGTTACTTCTTGCAGCCGGGTCTCCGAGTTGTAAATGATTCGTAAAAACGGTCCATTGAACTGAACCTTAAATCCGTCGGCGACTCGGCGATCGTTGATAAGATGTCCTTCTTCTCGCTTGAGTCCTACCT